GGAGATGATTTTCCAAATGAGAAACATTTAACAGCATCTTTAGTTCCTGGTTTATTATAGATAACACAATCCATAGAAGCTTCTTTAACAGAATTTAATAATTGTGTGCTGATTCTCTCTTTAATAACTGATATTTCATATAAAGCTTCATCACTAGTAACAGGTATATCCGCATTAAACTTACTACCATCGTTTAATTTAAGTTCAATAGCGCCATCACCAGATAATTGGTCTTCTGTGAAAGTCATCAAATATAGAAATACATTAACAGTTCTTAGCTCAGGAGGTAAATCTTGGTGACTACAAATTCTTCGAGCTCTACCAATAACTTGTTCTGTTCTAACAGGATGCCAATAGGGTTCTATTAAGTGGACATATCTAGTATTTTTTAAATCAATACCTTCTGCTCCTGATGCGGTAATCATTAATATCTTGATTATCTCTCCATAAAAATTATTTGTAGATATTCTTGATAACTCGCTAGTTAAATTATCTGGAACATTTCCCCATTTACTGTTATAAATATTTCTAATGATTTCTTTTTCTTCGTCAGATTCAGTTCCAGTGTATAATGCGTATGTAGGAAGACCTCTTTCCTTTTCAGGAATAGCTAATTGCCAAATACCGGCTTCGTTTTTTTTAATCTTAAATTGTGTAAAACCATTAGCATCAAGAATTAATTTTAATACACCAATACCTTCAATTGTTCTGAATTGAGTATAAATCAAATGAAGACCTCGGAATTCAGGATCTTTTAAGTTTTCCAATACATTTAAAAATTTTGGACTGTATGTTTCAAGTCCTTTAGGAGTTAAATATCTACTAGCATTTTCTTCTAGGTATTTCATTTCAGTTTGAATTCTTTCAGCATAATCATCACTTCTTTCATTTTTTGCTTCACTTTCAAGAATATCAGCATCATCAAGCTCAAATATTCCATCAGGGTTATCAATTTTTTCTCTAACAGAAATAGCATCTAATATATCTTCATCAGCTGTTCCTTTTAGAACACCTGTAATATCTTGTCCATCTTGTGGCATAGGTCTTCGATTTTCAGGGAACACAAAATTACAAAATGCTCGCGAAAAGATTCTATAAGAAGAAACAGCATCAGTATAAACATCATCACCTGTTTGTTTCTTCTTTTTTTTAGCTGCTGATTTAGCTACCCTTCTCTCTTGAATACGAGCTTGTTCATATACTCCGAACTGGAAGTTACTCATAGGAATTTTTATGACCTTAAAATCTGTATCTTTATCATAACTAGGCATTAATTGTTCCTGAGCACTTCTAAAATAAGATGATAGTCCAAGAATTCTCTTTTTAAGAAGGTTAGCGTTCTTAATATTTCCTGTGCTAGGATCAATAAATCTAGTTTGGAATGAATCTAAACTATCATCCAATGCTTTATATGTATCGACTTGTATATTTGAAGAAACAACTTCAATATCATTTTGGTTTAATATATATGTCAATAACCCAATAAATTTTGAGTCGTCAACATCACCTCTATTATTAATCTTGAAATTAGTAACTCCTTTATAAAGTCCTTCTTTATTAACATTAATAAAACCAAACGGATTTTTGGTTACTGTTAACATTCCAGTTCTAGGCTTGTAGTCAAGATAGTCTAATATATCAAATTTTTCAAATATTTTAACTAATTCTTCTTTATTTAGTTTACGACCTGCGACTTTCATTTTAATAGGAATAGTCCAAGTTTTAATATAACCTCGTAAAATATTAAATAATATGGCAATTTCATTAGGATAATTAATCATTGGGGTTCCTGTTAACAATACGATTCTACAATTTTCCGCAGAAAGTAAATATTCGTATAATCTCATAGAAAGTGATTCAGGTCTTTTTAATTTATTAACAATTCTACTAACAAAGTTATGTGCTTCATCAATAATAATAACTTTATTATCAAATGGATTTATTGAATAATCTTGTGTCAAATCTCTCAAATGATTTTCACGAAGACCATTATAACTAATAAATTTATACTTATGAACAATCATTTCATTTATTTGTAAATCTAACAATTTTTTCTGATCAGGCGATAATTGATCATAATTTGATGTTTTAGTTACATTAACTAACCAAGCACCTCCATTTTTCCTAATAAAATCAGGTCTAATATTTAATACAGAAGAAAGTGTTTTAATTAATTGATTATCTTCTTCACCCTTAGCTCCTATAGGAATAAACTCCCAGTATTGATTTTTTCTATACATAGTATCACCACAATTTTTTAATTCTTGAAGGTAATTCATTCTCAATGAAGCAGGTGTCATAACAATCACCTGTTTGTCCGATTTCATACCTTCGGCAATAGCAATAGAACTGCATGTCTTACCGGAACCTAGACCATGATATAATATTAATCCACGGTAAGGTGTATATAAATTAAGATAATCGCGGACAATTTTTTGATGGGTGAGCAAAGTAAATTTAGAATCTAACGGACGATCACAAGATAAACTAGATTCGTTTTGTTGAATCTCTTCTTTGTATGGTTTAAATAAGGCATTTATGAAATTTATAAAAACTTCACGATTATTCATATAATAAGCATTGGCTCTAAGTAAGACCTTCTTTTCTTTTTCAGGAAGTCTAGATTTTAAAATTGTGTCACCAACTACTTGCTCTAAATCAATATCATCTGATATTATATCCATTTTGGGTCGTGCGGTTCGTCTAACCACAGAATCTTTACCTTTATCACTGGTTTTAGATGGAAATTCTTCTACTAATTTTAACTTTTTTGGTAATTTTTTAACTTTTTTAGATGGAGGTTTTGGTAAAGAATCATCAATTTTATTTTTCTCTTTACCAGGAGATTTACTTAGATCTGTAATCTTATTTTTGACAGTTAAATTAAGTTTTCTAAGAAAATCCTCTCTATTAATTAAATTTTCTTTTGTTCTATCATTAATTTTAGTTTTAATTTCAATCTTTTCTTCAGCACCTGGTTGAACAATTTTAATTTTAACTTGTTCTATTTTTTTTGCTACAGGCTTTGCCTTTAATTTTTCTAAAATACTTGAAGACATCTATATTAATTAAACACATAAAAAAAGAATTATTTACTTATTATTCAATAATTTTAAGTGTTTCTTCGCAAGCCGTTTGTTCAGCTTTTCGTTTAATTTTATGTATTCCCTTACCTAAGAATACGAATACTTTTCCATCATTTTCCAGTATTTCATATATCTTATCAAAAGAACCATATGTTTGAAAATCAATAGCATCATTTTTATTAACTTCATGAATTTTTTGTCCTAAACACAAATATACTCCCATTTCATAACCATAATCATCTGTATGGTTAATTTCAATATAATGAGGAGTATCTTGAAATCTCTTCTGAATTTTGACTTGAAGAATATTTTTATAATTATCGTCATCTCTAATTAGTTTCATCCAATCTACATGTTTCTCAAAAATACTTTCTATAAATTTTTGGGCTATTTGAAACCCAGGTCCTGTAACAAATACATTTGCGAACCAAGACTCTTCATCTTTAATTTCTATTTTATTAAAATCCAAAAATAATGCTCCTAGAAAGGACTCAAATAAACAACCTAACTTTTTTAAATTAGTTCTTGTTTTTTTTTCTTCCGCATGTTTTGATATAATATAATATTTATGTAAACCCATTTCCAAAGCTAATTTACCAATAGCTTCGTTTTTAACAAGAGCTATTTTTTTTTCGGTCATAAATCCCTCATTCTCTTTAGGAAATCTTCTATATAAATAATATTTTGTGATACATTCTAATACACCGTCTCCTAAGAATTCTAATCTTTCATTTGATTTAGTATGTAATGGTAAACAATCAATTGGTTGTTCTGTAATGGTAATGTTTTCTTGTAAATTATATAGTTGGGGTCTTTTTGTATATGATTTATGAACAAATGCTCTTTTATATAAAGATAAATTATGAACTTTACCAGGAACTCCATATTTTGTTAGAATAGATTGAACTTGGCTCAATGTAATCTCAACATTATTAGAATTATATGGATTAAAAACTAATCCTTCATCTGATTTAATAATATCATCATCATGGGAAATTTTAAATTCACTCATTATTAATAATAATAATATTTAGTATTTATGTTCATTCGTTAAATATTCAATAAGTAAAAAAAAAATATTTAGTGATTATATAATGGTAGGATACATGCAAGGTAGCAAAAAAGCAAGGAATACTCCTTCAATCACTAATAACACTAAAATTTTTGGAATTATGGGAGGTCTAGCCCCCAGAGTTGGACTTAGTGATGCAGCTGTTTATAGACATCAAGTTATCAAGGGTGGTCGTGGATTACCTCAATTATATGGTAAGAGTGCCTCTTACCAAAAGAATTATCTATTTGCCAATAAATTAGTTTCAGTCAATCCTGTTGGATCTGGTGGTATTGGAAAGGGAGTTCTTCTTCGTCAAGCTTCTCAAGGTGCTTCTGCTCCCCAAGGAGGTATGTAAATATATTCATAATTTATTATCTTATTGTATAATATATTATGCCTCAAAGAAATGGATATAAAAGTCATCGCGGTCGTTCCGCAATAGCTAGAAGAACTGAATTTGGTGGTGCTAGTGGCACCAATGGAATTATGCCTGGTGTATATGTTAAAACTACTACCGGTAAAGTAGTAAGAACTTCATACTTCGGAGGACCTAAAAAAGGTGGATCTGCTCCAAGTGCTACTGGATTTATGATTGCTCCTGGTTCAAGAGCTGCTACTACTGTTGCTGCTCCTGCTCAAAGACCTAATTTCTTATTTAACTTTAGACAAAATTCTGCTTTAGGATACCCTGGTTCGGGCGGACCTTTACTTTAAATTTATAATTTAGATTTTTTATCAAACTCTATATTATAATGTCTAAAATAACTGAAGATATAGTAAAAGATGTTAAAAGTGATATTAATGAAATAAAAAAAGACATATTACCGTCATCTGAATCACAACCAGTCGAAGAAATTAGTGGAACACCAAAAAAACAAAAATCATTAGCAGATAAGTTATTAAACTCACCTTATTTAAAAAAAAATGATACTCTAGACAAAATATTTAATTCTGGTGTTGATTCCAAGTATCAAATTAATAATTTATTAAATTATTATAAAACTTCGCAAATTGAATTTCTTTACACATTGACATCATATTTTCAATTCGACAATGATAATAATATTTATATTAGTTACCCATTTTCAGTATTAGAACAACAAATAACACTATATAGAAATCAATTTTCAGAAATTGAGTCTTCAATACATAATATTTTGCTTCGTAATATTATTTCTAGAAGATATATTAACAATATATTTGATGGTGCTAAAATAGAAAATATGAGCGAAATAGATGAAAAGAAAATAGAGGATCTTGTAGACGGTTTAAAAAACATTGAAATACAATCTGGTGGGTCTGATCAAGATGGTAATATTTTCAATAAACATCTAAATGCTAGTAGAAAAAGCCTATATAATCAAATCACTAATAGTATGGTCGAGTTTATTAATTTTACTACTGATGTTAAATTGGATAGATTCGTTAAAGAGGAAATAATTATCCAAGAATTTACTAATGTAACAAAAAAGGCTCTAACAGAAAATATTATAAAAGGTGATTTTTCATTAGCTAATTTTATTATGAACGCTAATATTGAACTTAGTAATGGTGTTGGAAATGATAATAGAAATGTTATTGAAGGAGGTAGTGGTAATGGAAATGAAGTGGCGAGTCGAAATGGAAATGAAGTGGCGAGTCGAAATGGAAATGAAGTGGCGAGTCGAAATGGAAATGAAGTTGATAGCATGGGTCAGCTAGTCCACCCCAAGCGTGAAGCAGCAAAGAAAGTGGCTTCTATGTTTACACCAGGAACAACCGTCTCGAGCGTGACGTCCACCGATATTGCGGCAGAATTAGCAACGAAGGTTGGTTATGAATACACCGACAGTCGTACTACGAAAAAAAATTTTGAAGAATTAACACGTGCAGTTGACTCAATGTCAACCCCTAATATATATACATTTACTATTGGCGCAGATGAAGTAAACAATATGATAGTAAATCAAATGGATACTTTTACAAGAGATTTATTGGCATATGTTAAAGAAGGAGGAGTAAAACCTGATCAGAATACGGAATCGATAAAGCTATTTGCTGGCAGGTTTAGAGGAAATGTACGAACTTTTATTTTTGATTTAATAGTAAATGAAAAGGATGTTGGGACAATTAATACCGCCCTTTCTGAGGAGGGCTGGAGTGACAGCATATCCGATAATGAATATAAAATATTACGAGAGCTCGTTGTTACATTTGAAGCTACTATTGAGACGGATTTACAAAGCATCGCAAGTGACGCTAACGGAGCGATGAGGGATTTTATCGGTAACATTCGAACGAAGGGTGCTAACTTCGAGGAAGTATTGATGACTCGAATCCAAGAGGTGCTCGGCAGAGTAACTAGTCCACAAGAATCTGAATTGCTTGGAAACACTTTCAATAATTTGCGTAACCA